GGGCGACCATTGGTCGCCCGTCAACTTACCGCAGCAACGCATTTCCCGGGACGGTTTGCTTACAAGGCAAACGGGCACGGGCGAGCAATGCTCGCCCCTACAAGAGTTTTTCGACAGTTTGTGCCTTCCCCCAAGGGGGACGGCTTAGAGAAAGGAGGAAACGACCATACAATCTTATTTGGAACAGGCATTTGGGAAAAGTGACGTTACATCTGTCAAAATGCGGGCGGCGGTGCGGGAATGGTTTGATCTGTACTACGGCGTGCCGCGCGCGGGCGAGGATACCGCGCCCCGTGTGGCGGCGCTGATCGTCGGCAAGCTCTGCCGCACGGTCTTTGCCGAGTACGAGACCCGCCTGCCGCCCGAGGCACCGGACCCGCTGCGCCGCAGCCTGTCGGCGCTGAACGCGGCGGCCAAGACCGCGATGCAGTACGCGCTGGTGGGCGGAGAGTGTCTGCTGAAACCGGTGCCGCGGGACGGGGCGTTCGACTTTGCGGCCATCCGGCGCGACTGCTACGTGCCGCTGGCCCGCGATGCCCACGGCAGCCTTCTGGCCGTCGGCACGATGGAGCGGCACAGCGTCGATGGGCGGCAGTACGCCCTTTTGGAGCGCCGCACCGCGGGCGCGGACGGCCTGACCATCGAAACGCGGCTGTTTGAGCTGAACGGCCAGACATTGGGCCGCTGTGTGCCGCTGGCCACGCTGCCAGCCTGTGCGGAGCTGGTCCCGCAGCTTGTGCTGCCGGGGGTGCAGGGCGTCGGGCTGGCCGTGCTGAAAACGCCGCTGATGAACTGTGTGGACGGCAGCACCGACGCGGTCAGCATCTACGCCCCGGCGGCGGGGCTGCTGCACGCACTGGCCCGCTGCGAGGAGCAGCTGAACGCCGAATTTGCGAACGGTGCGTCCCGCGTTTTTGCGTCGGAGGACCTGCTGCGCCCCGATGCCCAGGGCCGCCGTGCGCTGCAGGACGATCTGTTTGTCGGCCTGCCGGACGACCCGGCCAATGTCGGCGTGACGGTCTACAGCCCGGCATTGCGGGAGGGCAGCTATCTGGCCCGCAAGCAGGATCTTCTGCGCGGGTGTGAGAGCCTGCTGGGCCTGCGCCGCGGCATTCTGAGCGAGGTCGAGACCCCCGCCGAGCCGCGCACGGCGACGGAGATCGCTGCAACGTCGGTGGACTACGACCTGACGATCCGCGACCTGCAGAGCGCGTGGACGGATACGGTGCAGCAGGCCATGGCGCTGTGCAGTGCGCTGGGCGCGGTGTACGGGCTGGACGGTCTGCCGCAGACCGCGGCCCCGGCTATCGACTGGGGCGACGGTGTTTTGTATGACCGTGCGCGTATCTGGGCCGAGCAGCGTGAGCTGGTGGACGCGGGGCTTCTGCGCCCCGAGCTGGCGCTGGCGTGGTATTTTGATTTGCCGCATGAGACCGAGGCGGAGCTGGCAGAGATTCGCCGCCGGTTTATGGGCAATGCAGGGCGGGCGCAATGAGCCTGCCGTGCAGTGCGGCGGGGTGAGGTCACCCCGATCTACGATGCTGCAGAAAGTGAGGTGAAATACAATGGAGAACGAGCAGAACAAGCCGATGCAGACCCCCGCGCCCTATGCCGCGGGGACCGGCAGCGTGCCGGTAGCGCTGGACCGCGACGCCTTTGCGCGGATGGGATACCGGGAGAGACTGGCGCTGAAGAAGGAGAACCCGGAGGTTTATAAAGAGTTGAGGAAGTGAGGGGCCACCTCCCTCGCAGAGGGAGGCAAGAAAGCAGCCCAACCCTGCAAAGCAAACCGTGAAAGGGGCAACCAACGGAAACCGGCGGGCCGGGCATACGGCCCCTACCGTACAAAAGTCAAGGCAACACCGCATAATTCCCGCCTTACGGCTTAAGCACCGCTCCGGCGGCTGCGGCACGGCATCTGCGTTGCCAAAATGCTCGATAATACACAAAGTATTATCTGCGCTTTTGGCTTAGCAGCTGCCGCACCTCGCTCGCCGTATCGGCACTTAGAATTATGCGGTATTGCCTTAAAACACAAAAAAGGAGAAACTATATGTCTGATTTCATCACGAAGCTGTCCGAACTGATCGACCCTGAGGTTATGGGGGATATGGTGTCCGCGCGCATCCCGAAGAAGCTGCGCGTGGCACCGTTTGCCAAAATTGACGATACGCTGCAGGGCGTGCCCGGCGATACCATCACCGTGCCCGCCTACACCTACATCGGCGACGCCTCCGACGTGGCCGAGGGCGGCGAGGTCGCCATTGAGAAGATGACGACCTCCACCCGCAAGGCCACCATCAAAAAGGCCATGAAGGGCATCGGCCTGACCGACGAGGCCGTGCTGTCCGGCTACGGCAACCCGGTGGGCGAGGCCAATACCCAGCTGGCGCAGGCCATTGCCGCCAAGGTCGACAATGACTGCATGGACGCTTTGCAGACCGCAAGCCTGATCTACGACGGCAGCCAGGCCCAGATCAGCTACAACGCCATCGTCGATGCGGTTGACCTGTTTGAGGAGGAGATGGGCTGCTCCGACAAGGTGCTGTTCATCCACCCGAAGCAGGTCACCCAGCTGCGCAAGAACCCCGACTTCCTGAGCGCCGACAAGTACACGCCCGGCGTCAGCCTGACCGGCGAAATCGGCATGATCGCGGGCTGCCGCCTTGTGCCCAGCAAGAAGGTCCCGCTGGCCGAAGGCGTCTACGCTTGCCCCATCGTCAAGCTGGAGGCCGACCCCGAGGTCGACGACGAGATCCCGGCGCTGACCATCTACCGCAAGCGCGAGGTCAACATTGAGACCGAGCGCAAGCCCAAGACCCGCACCACCGAAATCACGGCGGACGAATTTTACGTCGCTGTGCTGTCCAATGAGGCCAAGGTCGTGCTGGCAAAGTTCAAGGCGTAAGGGGGCGTGCGCGTGCCGGATTATACCTTTTACGTAGAGGATTACCTGGGCGAGGACATCCCGGAGAAGGAGTTCCCCCGCTTCATCAGACGCGCCGGGGACGAGCTGCGCCGTATGCGGGAGATGTACGCCGTGGCCCCGCGCCAGGGGCTGGACCCGGAGCTGGCCGAGAGCATGGCGCTCTGCGCTGTGGCCGACGCAATGTACGAATTCGCGCAGGAGGACGAAGCCCGAGGCGTTGCGAAGGTGAGCGTCGGCAGCGTGAGCGAGACCTACACCGCGCCGCCCGAGCTGTGCTCCCGCACGCTGGCAGACCGGGCGGCGCATTTCCGCCACGAGGCGGGCTACTATCTGCGGATCGGGCGGTGGCTGCCCCATGAATAAGCTGTACCGCGATACCGTGACGCTCTACCACGCCGACGCGGCGGCGCAGACCGTGGTGCGCACCGTACTGCGGGGCGTCTGCTGGCAGCAGGGCCGCCGGGAGCTGCCCGACGCAGGCGGCACACGCCGGGGCGCGGCGTTGCTGGTGGTCATCCCGGAGACGACGGCCCGGTACGGCGCAGACTATACGCTGGCACCGGGGGACAGGCTGTTCCCCGGCGAGGGCCCGGCGCTGACCTGGGCCGACTGGCCGGGCTTTGTGCCCGCGGCGGTGGAGGGTGCGGCGCTGGTGCAGTACGTGCTGCCGATGCGGCTGCGCGGTAAACCGCACCATGTCGAGGCCGGTGCCTGGTGGAACGGAAGCGGAACGGGCGTGAGGAGCCTGACGAGGTGAGAAATTTTTTGGCTTCTCCCCCGGGGGAGAAGCTGCCGCCCGCAGGCGGCTGATGAGGGGCGGGCTAGCGTGGCCGAACGATGAACGGGAGGGCCGCGCGAAGTCTGCCCTCATCCGGCGCTGCGGCGCCACCTTCCCCCGAGGGGGAAGGCTTTAGAGAAGGAGGCAAACCATGCTTACAAAAATGACGGCCTTTCTGGCCCGGGCCCCTGCCCTGCAGGGGCTTTCTTTGACGGTGGGGGACGTTGGCCCCGCGCCGTACACGGCAGGGCTGTGGTGCCGGGGCATCACGGTGCTGGACCGGCGGGAAAACCTGCTGGGCCGCGTGACACAGCGCTGCCGGGCGGAGTTCACGCTGCGGCTCTGCCTGCCGCGCACCGATGCCGACAACGCCGCGCGGCTGCTGGATCTGCAGACCTGGGCGGCAGCGGAGAGCGCCGCAGGCCGCGGGCCGGTGCTGGGCAACGCGGGGCGTGAGGTCCTGCGCGCCGAGCAGGGCCGTATGGAGCGCGCCGACGCAGGCGGCACGGCGGTCTACACCGTGCGTTTACAAGCGGAATACACACAAGTTTATACGGAGGAAACCACATGAAAATTGAACGCAAGTACATGGCCCACTACCTGAACGCCGCCTTTGGCAGCGGCGACGCCAGCTACACCCGCCTGGGCAGCGATCTGGAGGAATACTCCCCCGAGCTGACCGCGAACGTGGAGAAAAAGTCGAATATCGTCGGTGAGACGACGGTTACGATCAACGGCTACCAGAAACAGGGCGAGGTCAGCCCCTACTACGCCGAGCCGGGCGACCCGCTGTTTGAGCGTCTGCAGGCCATCATCGACGGCGATCTGGTGCTGGATGACCTGAAAACCGACATCGTCGAGGTCAAGCTCTGGGACAAGGATACGGCGGGGGCGTACCCCGCAGTGCGCGAGGAATGCTACATCGAGGTCGTCAGCTACGGCGGCGACACCACCGGCTACCAGATCCCGTTCAACGTGCATTACACCGGCGTCAAGACGAAGGGCACGTTTGACCCGGCAGCCAAGAAGTTTACGCAGGCGTGACAGGCAAAAGAGCGGCTGCCGGAAGGCTGCCCCTCATCCGGCGCTGCGGCGCCGCCTTCCCTCGAGGGGGGGAAGGCTTTGAAGAAAGGAGATACGATGGAGCTGAACATTGACACCGGCGTGGAGGAATTCCGCGTCAACGGGCGCGGGGTGCTGCGCTTTAACCCGGCAGACCCGAACCTCTACCACCGCTTTTTTGCGGCGGGGGCAGAGCTTGACGGCTACGACGCCGCGCTGACAAAGGCGCTGGCGGCGCTGGACGGCGACGAGCAGCAGCGAGCCGCGGCGGGGCTGGCCCTGCTGAACGAGTATGACGGCAAGATCAAGAAGCTGCTGACCGGCATCTTTGGCGCGGAGAACGACTTTGACGCGATCCTGGGCGGGGTGAACCTGGCGGGCGTCGGGGCCAACGGCAAGCGTGTGGTGCAGAACCTTTTGGAGGCGCTGACGCCGATCCTGCGCGAGGGCGCCGAGCGCCGCCTGACCGCTGCCGCCGATGCCGCCGCAGCCCGGGCCGATGCCGCCCGCGCCGAGCGGGGCGCGGTATGACCGGGGCGTGGGGACTGCCGATGCAGGCAGAGCTGGGCGGCGTGCGGTATGCCATCCGCAGCGATTACCGCGACGTGCTGGAGCTGCTGCGCTGGCTGAACGGCCAGGCAGACCCGGCGCTGGACCAGAGCGAGCGCTGGTACGTGGCCATGCGGCTGTTCTACCCGGAGTTTGCCGCGCTGCCGCAGTCGCTTTGGCCCGATGCCACGCAGTTTTTGACGGAGTTTTTGGCGGCGGGCAGCCCCGCCCCGGCCCCGCGCTGATGGACTGGCAGCAGGACGCACCGCTGATCGCCGCGGGCATCAGCAAGGCCGCGGGGCAGGATGTGCGCACGCTGCCCTACCTGCACTGGTGGAGCTTTCTGGCGTGGTTCGATGCCATCGGCGAGGGGAGCTTTGCGACGGTGGTGGCTATCCGTGATAAGCTGCGCCGCGGCAAGCGGCTGGAAAACTGGGAGCTGGACTATTACCGCACCCATCGCGCCGTGGTGGAGCTGCGGGGCGTGGAGAGCACCGAGGAACAGGCGGAGAAAAGGCGGCTGCTGGAATTGCTGGGGGGATGAGAAATGCAGGAGATAACCTTTGACGAGCTGTCAACGCTGAAGCAGCCCTCGGCGTCCCTGCGCACGGCGCTGGATAAAATTTCTGCGGCGCTGGGGAGCGTGGGCGACGCCGGTCAGCAGGCGCGCAGCGTTGTGGACGAGCTGCGCGTGTCGCTGCGGGCTGCGGCGGCACAGAGCGTAAAAACGGCCCGCAGTCTGGCAAAATTTGACGAGATCAACCGCCTGTCCGCCCCGGCGGAGGACAAAACGGCGGCGTCGGAAAAGCAGAAAAAGGCCGCCGAGGCCGCGGCGAAGGCCGAGAAGGCCGCAAGAGCCACCACCGGCACCGCGGCACGCCGCAGCGGTACAGCGGGCAGCGACCTGAGCGGCCTGACGGCAGTCTGGCAGAGCGTGCTGGAGAGCCTGCGCAGCGCGTGGGCGGATTTCTGGGCGTACCTGCAGGAATTTTTTGCACCGTTCGCCGCGGCGTGGCAGGCGGTTTGGCAGGGGCTTTCCGCGGCGGCAGCCGGCGTATGGGAGCAGCTCTGCGCGGCGCTCTCTACGGTGGTCCAGCCCGCGCTGGCGCTGCTGGACACGGTCTGGCAGGGGCTTTGGGCTGGCATGGAGCAGGCGTGGGCCGCCTACGGCCAGCCGATTCTGGACGGCCTTGCGCAGGGGTGGCAGAACGTCGTCGGCATCGTTTCGGCGCTGTGGAGCGAGGTGCTGCAGCCTGTGCTGGTGCAGCTGTTTGACCTGCTGGGTGCGCTCTGGACCGCGCACCTGCAGCCGCTCTGGAACGAGCTGACGGCGTGCCTCGGCGCGGTGACAACGCTGCTGCTGACGCTGTGGAACACCGTGCTGGCACCGTTTGTGCAGTGGCTCATCACGGCGCTGGCCCCCGTGGCCGTGCAGGTGTTTGCGGCGCTGGGCACGGCGGTGACCGGTGCGGCGGGCATCATTGCGGACGGCATCACGATTGCGCTGGCGGTGCTGCGCGGTATGGCCGACTTTTTGACCGCCGTGCTGCGGGGCGAGTGGGACGCTGCCTGGGCTGCGATGGCCGCGACGGTCTCTACCGTGTGGGGGCGCATCGTCTCCATTGTGCAGACGGCGGTCTCCACGGTGCTGGGCGTTGTGCGCAGCATGGTCGCGGCCATTGCGGCGGCCATCAACGGGCTGTTGTCGGCCATCGGACGTGCCAAAAGTATGGCGGGCAGTGTGCTGGGCGGCGCGGGCAAGCTGGTCAGCAGCCAAAGTGCGCTGCCCGGGCTGGGCTACGCGGCGTCGGTGCCGGTCCCGGCGCTGGCGCAGGGGGCGGTCATCCCGCCGAACCGGCAGTTTTTGGCGATGCTCGGTGACCAGACAACCGGCACGAACGTGGAAGCGCCGCTGGCGACCATCAAGCAGGCCATGGCGGAGACGCTGGCCGGCTGGCAGGGCAGCGCGGACGGCCAGCCCATCAACATTTACATCGGCGAGGAACTGCTGGACAGCGTCATCGCCAACAGCCAGAATCGCCGCGCCCTGCGCAGCGGCGGGAGGTGAAGCGTGGAAATTCTGAACATTGACGGCACGGCGCTGCCCGCGCCGAGTGCGTACAAGGTGCAGCTCTCCGATTTGGACAGCAGCGGCACGGGCCGCACCGAGGACGGCGTTCTTGTGCGGGAGCGGGTGCGCGGCGGCGTGGCAAAGATCAGCGCCGGCTGGGCGGCACTCTCGACGGCGGACTGCGCCAAGGTGCTGAACGCCACAGCCCCGGACAGCATGACCGTGCAGTATTTTTTTGGCGGCGTGCGCACGGCGAAGATGTACGCCGGGGACCGCACCGCCGACCTGAAGGCCGCCCACGACGGGCAGGCCGTGTGGGAGGTGGCGGTGAATCTGATCGAGTTTTAA